CTCGCGGCCATGACGCCGGAATCGCAGCTTGTTCAATTGAACAACGCGATTGCGGCGGCGGAGAAGTCGCAACGCTACAAGATTGCGGACCGCGAAATGCAGCGCGGGGACCTCAGGTGGATGTATCCCGAGCGCAAGCGCCTTGAGGCCAAAGTTGCCCGGCGCCAGCGCGGCGGCACTCGCTTCACGCGGGTGGTGCCTCTGTGAGCATCACCGTGACGGACGTTGTGCCGAAAAGCCTTAGCAAGATGACGCTCACGGAGCGCGCCGTTGGGCTGTTTGCCCCGGCCCGCGCCGCGGCTATGTATCGCAACCGCTTCCTCGTGAACTTCGCCGGGCAATTCACCGGCGCGCGCACGGACAAAACGAGCCTCCGCAAGTTCAATCCCTTCGCGGGCTCGGCGGACTCCGACTCCATCGGGGACCTCCAAACCCTCCGCGCCCGCTCGCGCGATTTGGGCCGCAACACCCCGATTGCTCGCGGCGCACGCGGCACGTCCAAGACGAACATTGTGGGCTCGGGCATCCGGCTCCGCTCCAAGGTGGACCGCGAGTTGCTGGGGCTCAGCGAAGAGGCGGCGGAGGTGTGGGAGCGCCGCACGGAAACGCTCTTCCACCTTTGGGCCAAGTCCAAGAACGCGGACGTGGCCCGGCGCCTCAACTTCTATCAGCAACAGGCGGTTGCCTTCACGAGCGCTTGGGATTCGGGCGACGTGTTCGCGCTCCGGCGCTACAAGGAAGGCACAAGCTTCCTCGCGCTATGCGTCCAGTTGCTTGAGGCGGACCGGGTTTGCACGCCGATTGACAGGCAAAACGATTACTACCTCCGCGACGGCATTGAGTTGGACGAAGATGGCGCGGTCCTCGCTTATCACGTCCTCAACCGGCACCCGGGCGACTTCCAAAACCAACTCTTGCTTGAGCCCCAAGATTGGGCGCGCATCCCGGCCGTTGGTGACTACGGGCTCCCGCTCATGGTCCACCTCTTGGACGTGGACCGCATCGCGCAAAGCCGCGGTGTGCCGATGCTCGCGCCGGTCATCGAATCGCTCAAGCAACTGGACCGCTACGCGGAGGCCGAACTCATGGCCGCCGTGGTGTCCGCCTTCTTCACGGTGTTCATCAAGAGCGAAGGCGACGAAACCGGCTCGACCAACGACCTCACCGGGCTCGCGGACCCCAACCCATGCGCGGTGCGCACCGGCGAGGTGGAACTCGGCTCGGGCACGATTGCCGAACTGGCGCCCGGCGAGGACATCACCACCGTCAACCCGAACCGGCCGAACGCGAACTTTGACCCGTTCTTCCTCGCGGTCATCCGCCAAATCGGCATCGCGCTGGGCATCCCCTATGAAGTGCTCATCATGCACTTTTCGTCCAGCTACACCGCCAGCAAGGCGGCGCTGGAAACCGCGCGCCAGTTCTTCACGGACCGGCGCAACGCGCTGGCCACGGACTTTTGCCAGCCCATTTATGAGTGGTTCCTCTATGAGTGCGTGGTGCGCGGCATCGTTGATGCGCCCGGCTACCTCAAGGACCCCATCAAGCGCGCCGCGTGGGGCGGCTCGGATTGGATTGGCCGGGCGCCAATCGTCCTTGATGCCGTCAAGGACGCCAACGCCGCTGAAAAGTGGATTGATTTGGGCGTCAAGACGATTGAGTCGGTGACCGTTGAGGCCACCGGCGGCGATTGGCGCGCCAATCAGGAACAACGCGGGCGCGAGTGCGCCATCCGCGAAGAACTCAACATCCAACCGGCGTCACCCCAGCCTCCCAAGCCGGAGGCGGACCCCGGCGGTGACAGCGGCGGAGGCTGACAAATGGCACGGACAAAAAAGAGTGAGCGCGTGACCGCGCTTAACGCGGCGATGAGCACGGTTTGGGCGATGGAAGAGCGCGCCCTTGAAACCGTGCTTGAGATTGCCGCGCGCGAGCACGAGGTGAGCGAAGAGGCGCTTGAGAAGTATGCGGCCAAGTCGCTTGAGCGCGCCCAGCAAGCGCGCGTCCGTGACGGCGTGGCCATCATTGATGCCAACGGCGCGCTCTTCAAGCGCGCGAACCTTATGACGGCCATTTCCGGCGCCACGTCCTACTCAATCATGATGGCGGATGTTCAGGCGGCGCTTGATGACCCGGCCATCCGCGGCATCATGCTCAACATTGACTCGCCGGGCGGCGTGGTGAGCGGCGCGGACGAACTTGCGCAAGCGATTTATGACGCGCGCGGCACCAAGCCCATCGTCGCCTATGTCAACGGCTCCGGCGCGTCGGCCGCCTATTGGATTGCGAGTGCGGCGGACAAGATTGTGGTGAGCCCCACGGCGGTGCTCGGCTCCATCGGCGTCCAGATGGCCGCCACCGTTGCCTCACCCAAGGCGGGTGAGAAGTCCTATAGGTTCGTTTCCTCGCAATCCCCGAAGAAAAACCCGGACATCGGCACGGAAGAGGCCGCGAATCAGATTCAGGCCACCATTGATGCGATGGCCCAAGTGTTCGTGGAAACCGTGGCCCGCAATCGCGGCGTGGCTACTGAAACCGTCCTTACAAAGTTCGGCGCTGGCGGCACGTTTGTTGGGAAAGCAGCGGTGGAGGCCGGTTTGGCCGACTCCATCGGTTCTTTTGAGGCGGTGCTCGCGGAACTCGCCGCGAGTGAGCGTCAACACGGACAACATACGGGAGCATTGGCAGTTATGGCCGACACCACTTTCACCGCCGAAGAGCGTGACGCCCACGCCGCCGCGGCCGTTGCAGCGGAGCGCGAGCGCGTTGCCGCCCTCACGAAGCTGGCGACCGCCCACGGCGCGAGCCCGGCGGACCTCACGGCGGCCATCAACGGCAATGTGAGCGTGGCCGCGTTTGCGGTCCAGATGGCCGACAAGGCCGAAGCCGAAGCCAAGGCGGCCGCTGAGGCCGAAGCCAAGGCCAAGGCCGACGAAGAGGCCAAGGCCAAGGCCGACGAAGAGGCGCGCCTCAAGGCCCTCAAGGAAAACGACGAAGGCCACGCCTCCAAGGCGGGCATTTCGGGCGAAGCGCCGGAGGCCGCCGATGAGGCGGAGAAGCTGGCCAATGAAATCGTAGCCGCGGCCGCAGCCGCTACCGGGAGCAAGTAACCATGGGCACGCCTTTCGACAACATCAACGCCGGTGGCGTGGACAACGCCGGGACCTACACGCCGGACAAGCTGTATGATGTGGACACCAAAACCCGCAAGCGCACCATTGCGAGCGGCGCCGGTGTCCTCCCCCGCGGCACGCTGTTGGGCAAAATCACGGCTTCGGGAAAGTATCTCAAGTCAGTCGCGGCCGCCGTGGACGGCTCGGAGGACCCGGATGCAATCCTGTTGGAGCCGGTGGATGCCACTGCCGCGGACGTTGAGGCCGCCATTGCGATTGCGGGCGAGTTCAACCCCGCCGCGGTCACGTTCGGCGCGGGTCACACCGCCGCCAGCGTGGAGGACGCCCTCCGCGCCAAGGACATCTATTTCCGCTCTGTCATCGGTTAACGCGCAACGGCGCTTGGGAGTTTGAAGCATGGACCTTTTTGAAACCGCCGTCCTCAATCGCGTTGTTGACCAGCGCGTGGATGACACACAGTGGCTCGTGGAAACCTTCTTCCCGGAGGTTGCGCAGTCCACTGAGGAAACCATCTACTTCGACAAGACGACTCAGCGTAAGCTTATTACGCCGTTCGTTTCGCCGCTCGTGGAAGGCCGCATCATCGCTGAGCAGGGCTATGAAACGGACTCGTTCAAGCCCGCCTATGCGAAGGACAAGCGCGTTTTCGACCCCAACAAGGCGTTCCGGCGCCTCCCGGGCGAGAAGATTGGCGGCTCGCTGACTCCGGCCCAGCGCCTACAGGCGAGCGTTGCCTTTTCGCTGGACGAGCAAATCACCATGCTCAACCGGCGCTTTGAGGTCATGGCGGGCGAAGTGCTCGCGCTCGGCCAGTCCACTATTTCGGGTGAAGGCTACCCCGAGAAGGTTGTCAGCTTCGGCCGTGACGCTTCGCTCCGCAAGGTTCTCGCGGGCGGCGCGGCGTGGGTGGACGGCGCCGACTTCATGATTCAGAATCTTGAAGATTGGGCGCAAGATGTCATGGACGCCACGGGCATTGCGCCCACCATGGCGGTCATGACCACGGATGCGTGGAAGCTGCTGAAAACGGACCCGGGCTTTGACAAGCTTGTGGACATCCGGCGCCGTGAACTCGCGCCCGCCAGCATCGAAACCGGCCCCACCGTCAAGCCGCGCGCTGGCCCGCGCTACGTTGGCCGCGTTGGCGACCTCGCGCTTTACACCTACTCCAACTCCTACACGGACCCGGAGGATGGCGCGGTTAAGACGGTGCTCCCGGCCAACACGGTCCTCGTCGGCTCGCCGGGAATCGATGGTGTCCGCCACTTCGGCGCCATCCGCGACTTGGACGCCGGAATTGAGGCCCGCCAGTATTTCGTCAAATCGTGGACGGTGCCGGACCCGTCGCGCCGCCTTCTGCTGATGCAGAGCGCGCCGCTTCTCGTGCCGTATCGGCCGAACGCCGTTCTGTCCGCGACGGTGGCGTAACCATGAAGGTGGTTGGCAAGAGCCTCACCCTCATCGGGACGGAGGGCTCTTGCCCTCCGCTTCCCTACATTGAGGTGAGCGACAGCGAAGGCAAGGCCCTCATCGGGCTCGGCTACGCGACCAAATATGTTGCCGCGGACGCACCGGAGGCGGAGCCCCCGGCGCCCGCCAAGGCGGCCAAGGGCAAGAAAGCGGCGAAGGACGCCGCTCCGCCCCCGCCCACGCCGGAGCCGGAGAAGGTGGACGCCGATGCGGTCAATGAGCGCATGGCGACCATCGTTGAGGCGCTGGACTTGGTTGAGGGTGAGCCCACGGTGGAAGCCGTTGCGGACATCACCGGCCTCGCGGACGTGACTGCGGAGGAAATCGACGCGGCCAAGGCGGCCAAGGAAGCGGCCGAATAAGGCCACTCAGTTTGAACGTAAAAAGGAACGGCGCGCATGGTTGAAGATGACGACTTGCGCGCCGTTTTTTTTGACCCGGATGACTTCGCGGAAGAGGTCACCGTCAAGCCCCCAACCGGCGACCCCTACACCGTCATGGCAATCTTTGACACGCGGCCGGTCATCAACCCGGTGGCGCTGGCGAAAGCCCAAGTGGGCTTCAAGGACGGCATGAGCAACAACGGCAACTCCCCGCAATTCCGTTGCCGCACGAGCGACGTGCCCAACTTGAAGAGTGGCCCGGGCACGCTCGTGGAGGCCCGCGGCCGTGATTATGCCGTGTGGGATGTTCAGCCGGACGGCACGGGCATGTCCCTCATCATCCTCAAGGTGGCGTGATGCACCAACGGCGCGTTCTTCGTGACTTCGCGGCCGCGCGCATTGCGGCCGGGGTTGCGGCTTTCGGGCTCGAAAGCGAGCCGACAATCCAAGATGACAACCCGGCGGTTGGCGATTCGCGCGTCTATCGGAGCCGCGAGGCGCCCGCGAACTTCGAGTCCATCCTCAAAGATGGCCCGATGGTCAACATTTACGCCCGCAAGGACCACATCAAGGCGGAGGACTATCCGAAGAGCGGCTTTGACAGCGGCGTGAGGCGCACGCTTGAATTGGCGGTGGAAATCACCGCCATGGGCGTGTGGGCGGTTGACGATAAGCTGGACGCGCTCGCGGAAAGCATTGAAACGCTCATGGAGCAAGATTTTGAGGTCCCGGGGCTCCCGAGCGCGGAGTTTCGGCTCACCTCCACGGACATCGACTCGTCCGATGCGTTTGACCAGCCGCTTGGTGGCGCTCTCATGCTCTATGAGGTCAGCTATTGGCGGCCGTATCGCACGGACACCTCCGAAGAAAATAAGATTTGCGAGGTGTATGCAAGGGGGCCGGACGGCATCGTTGCCCAAGTGGGCGAGTGCGACGGCGTGTGCGAGCCCGGGCCGGTCTAATGCTCCAATTCGAGCGCACCCGCCACGGCATCGCGGGCTTCGCCGCCTCCGATACCGAGCGGCGCCACGCTGGCGCCATTGAGTTCGGCAAGGTCCACGAGGCCGACTATGACAAGCGCCGCCTCAAGGTGCTCATCGGGGATGAGGACGATGAGGACGGCCACCTCATCACCGGGTGGCTCCCAATGCCGGGGCTCCGCGCGCAAAATGACTTCGATTGGCACCCGCTTGAGGTTGGCGAGCGCGTTGCCGTGCTCAGCGCCTCCGGCGAGACGCAAAACGGGCTCGTGCTCCCGGCCGGTATCTTCTGCGATGACAACCCGGCGCCCGGCGACAAGGCGGGCCTTTGGATTCGGCTTTTTCAGGACGGCGGCAAACTCACCTATGACCGGGACTCCGGCGAGTGGCTGTTGCTCGGCATGTCCAAAATCACGCTTCAAGTGGGCGGGTGCAAGCTGGAAATCACCGATTCCGGCTTCGCCTTCTCCGGTGGAACCATCACGCATGATGGCGTCAACATCGGCAAGGACCATGTGCACACGAACGTTGACCCCGGCGCCGGAGTCTCAGGCCCGCCGCAACCATAGCGATTGAACCGCGCCCGCCACGCTTGCGCGCTCGCGGCATAGTGCAACCATGGCCGGACTGAATCGCATCACGGGCCAGCTTTTGGACGGCTGGGCTCACGTTGAGCAATCGCTCAACGTGCTCATCACCACGAGCCTTGGCTCGCGGGTGGAGCGCCGGGACATCGGCTCGCGGCTCCCGCGCCTCGTGGACTCGCCAATCTCGGCTCACACGCTTGTGGACTTCTATGCGGCCACCGCCGGGGTCATTGACAAGTGGGAGCCCCGCTTCCGCCTGACTCGCGTCACGATGGCTGAGCCCGAAAACGGCCACCTCAGCATCGTGGCGGAGGGCATCTATTTCCCGCGCGGCCACCTTGGCGACTTCTCCATCCAAGAGCCGAAAACCGTGAGTGTTTCGCTATGACCCTTCGCTTTGCCTCTGACATGCTGGACCTCTCGCGCCTTCCCTCGCCGGAGGTCATCAAGGGCGTGGATTATGAGCAAATCCTCACGGAGCGCCTTGTTGACCTCAAGGCGCGCTTCGCGGCCATCGGAATCGAACTGGACACCCTCAACCTTGAGAGTGAGCCCGCGGCAATCCTTGAGCAAGCGGACGCCTTCCGTGAGGCGTTGACCAAGGCCGCCATCAACGACGCGGCGCGGGCGGTCATGCTGGCCTTCGCCACCGGCGCGGACCTTGAGCACCTTGGCGCCTTCTTTGGCGTCCAGCGGCTCACCGTCACGGAGGCGACGGCCGACGCGCCCGCCATCATGGAAGATGACGCCAGCCTTCGCCAGCGCATCCAACTCGCGCCCGAAGCCCTGCCCTATGCCGGACTCACGGGC